TAAGGAGCTGAAATTACAGCAGGTAGACGAAAAAAGTAAAATAATAGGAGGACTGAACGCTCTTGCTATTGCTATTTACAGCATTTATGAAGAATACTGCGGTGCTCCCTTCTATAACGATTGCATCTATCAGAATTCAAAAGCACAGCGTTTGATAAATATGTACAACTTCCTGGAAAGCATCGGCTATGAAATGAGCACAGAAGAACAGCAGATAATGGACGGTACACATGAACTGTACCAGGTGAAAGAATGAGAACAGAACCGTGGTTTAAAATTACCGATGAAGAAATAGCAGCACATATCAGAGAGGGCAGAACTGTCAAAGAGATTGCAGAGATAGCAGATATGCATCCCCTGACAATAAGAAATCGAATCAAGAAAATTGAACATTCAGGAAACATGATGAAGCTTATTGCGGATGGTACTGCAGAAGAACCGTATATAGAATTCGATGATGGCAGCAGGTTCAATCGCCTCGATACGATCGTCCACAAAAAAACGAAGCTCAGATACCGTATAGCTCATATATATGGTGCGGTAGTTCTGATCAAGAGGGTAGTTGCGGAGGATTACGGCCGTACGGGCAGGTTTGCTCCGGTGATGGTAAATAAAGAAGTTTTGTGCAGAGAATACGAAAAGAAAGCCATGGGCGATGTCAAATGCTATATAGACGAAAGTCTGATAGAAAAGCCTGACCCGGCACTGGCAGAGAAAGAAAAAATTAGCGCGAAAGAAGTCTATGCCGCAAAGAAATTCAGCATAGAAAGGACCAGGAGGAAACATAGATGAATAGAAGAGAAGATAAAGTATTTGAGCTGCTGCGAAAAGCAACTTTCTCTTTTGAGGAAGCTCGCAGCATCTTATCAAAATTGGTAGATATAGGGTATTTCGATGCACCGGCCAGCAGCAAGCACCATCTGGCATATCCGGGAGGACTTGCAGACCACTCTATAAATGTGTGCGAGGAATTGGTTAAGTTGACCGAAAATAATAGTCTGGTATGGGAACACATCAGAAGTCCATACGTGGTGGGCTTGCTGCATGATCTGTGTAAAGTCGATGCCTATGTCAAGAACGAAGATACAGATCCAGTTACATACGAATATAACAAGAACTGCTTACTGACTGGCCACGGCGATAAATCAGTTATATTAGCACAGCAACTAATACTGAATCTGACCTCAGAAGAGCTGCTGGGTATCCGTTATCACATGGGAGCGTATTACAAAGCAGACTGGGGCGGCTTTGATGCAGCTATCAGAGAATATCCGACAGTACTTGCAGCGCATACAGCGGATATGATTGCCAGTAAGTTGATAGAGGGGTAAATCAGATGAATAAACCTAGACTGATAGACCTTGTAGAATTGCGACAGCAGATAAAACAGGGCATTTTTAGACCTTACATAAAAAGAAATAAAGTATATCTTGAAGATACAGAGAATGGGGAAACCATTATAATCTGCGATGTGAATGAGGTGGATTATGAGTAAACCTAGACTGATAGATGCGAATGCTCTGAAAGAAAAATTGCAAATTGCAGACGACAATTGGAATCCAGTAGTAACAGCAAAAGAGATTGACGAAATGCCAACAGCCTACGACATAGACATTGTTGTGGAACAGTTGGAGGACTATGCGATGTGGAAAGAATTTATGATTTACGACCTCACCGATAGAGAAAGAAAAATCATAAGAAAAGCAATCGAAATCGTGAAAGGCAACTGTTCGGAAAATCCTAATAGTTCGAAAGGAGGTGCGGAATGACAATAGTATTTGTATTTAAAAACGGCTTTGTGTTTGAAATGAAGTGCAAAAGTTTTAAAACCACTAGAAGTGCATTGGGAGAATTGACAAACATTAAAGTGGATGGAATCGCCGAAAATCAATTTCTGCATATAGATTTTTCTGAAGTGCAATGCATTTATAGAAAGATGAGTGATGAGGTGGCGGAATGAGTAGTTATCCAATGATGTTTAACCCTTGCGATGAATGTAATTATTCATACAGCAAGAATAACGAAGTATCAAGTATGTGCAAGATATGTGAGTTTAAACAGTATCTTGACCTAGAAAGACAGGGCAGGCTGATAGTTCTGCCTGAAAAGTTGATTGGACACAAAGACCCAGTAGGAGCAAAAGGAGTAGAAGGAAAAGGGCATTGGATTGATAATCATTGTTCTATCTGTGGAATGACACCGTTAGGAGAAGAAATCTGGGAGCATTTAGATTTTGACCCGCCAAAGTTTGAATATTATATGAACTACTGCCCTAACTGCGGAGCAAAGATGGGTTAGGTGGTGGATCAAATGAACAAACAGCTTAATGAAGAAGAATTGAAAAAGTTCACAGAAAAAATCGACGGTGGTTGCCCTGTGGCAATTGAAAGTGTAAAAGAAAGTATGCAGGCACTGGCCGGCCATTTGGCGGAACAGTTGGCCGATGCAGTTGATACATTCGACGAGGCGGCGAAAATTTTCAAAACAGGGTCAGTGAAACAAGTTGATCCTTCTCGCCAGCGCTTCAAGGCGGTAGCGTGCAAAACGCGTAACAGAAAGAAAAGGAGAAAGTGAATCATGAAAAAGAAAAATATTGCAGTAGTAATACTTGTAGTTTTATGTATAGGAATATTTGTCGGCTGTGGCAGACAGGCGGACCGTGTTTCGTACAATTTGTCAAAAGAGGCTGACAGCTTCAACGAAGTCAGACAGCTTACGGTAATCAATTGTATCAAAGGAGATGTTCTGTTTCAGATGACTGGAAAAATGTCAATTGAAGCAGATGTCGGAGGTGAGACAGGCGATAATCAGCTGGAAGTTATCGTAGAAGATGAGAACGGCGAATACAAGAAACACTTCATTGGATTGAGTGATAATGTGACTTATGTAGTAGAAGATGTAACAACCGGCGACGTGAACAATTATAAGTACACACTGAATTTCAATCCTAAGATGTGGATTCCGGTTAATGTAAAGACAATAGACTAAAAGGAGCGTTGGCAATGGGAGAGGTATTAGGGCATGAAATAAAGCAGCATGTCGGGGTATTATCGCAGAATGCAAGAACCGGTTGGAAAAAAGAATTATGCGTAGTCAGCTGGGGCGGTAAACCTGCAAAGCTGGAAATCCGAAACTGGAACGAAGATTATACAAAGTGCAGCAAAGGAATAGCACTCACAGCAGCAGAAGCTACGGTGCTGAAAGAACTGCTGAATAAACCAATAGTATTATAAAAAATTACATCATAAAGGTAGGTGCAAGAGCCGTGGACAAGCTGTCCACGGTTTACCTACAGGTCAGAAATCTACATATATAATAAAAAGCCATGCGCCTGCAAGAAGGGCGCAGTAAATCTTGTTAAGAGTATTATAGTTAGGACAGAAATATGAAAATGTACAGAGATACCCTGATTGCAGGACGCACAGCAATGGTCAGATGTTATGCGAGCACAAGGGTGGCAACAGAAAAAGGAAAGAAAAGAAAACCGAAGATGAATCCAACACCGGAGGCAGTTCAGAGAATTAATCTGAAAAATGCTATCTGGAATCTTTGCGTGCTTATGAATTCATATTTTGTTGGCGGTGATTATCACCTCACACTGACTTATGCTCATGAACCTAGCAAAGAAGAGGCAAAAAGGGATTTGGATAAATGGATTCGTAATATGAGAACTTATTGCAGAAAGCGTGGTCAGGAATTCTCCTGGGTTGCTGTTACTGAATATGAGAATAAAAGGATCCATCATCACATCGTGTGCAGCAGAGTAGATATGGACCTGGTGAAGAAGTACTGGACAAAAGGATGGATCAATATAAAGTTGCTGGACGCAAGCGGAAATTATATCAAGCTGGCAGAATATCTGATCAAAGAGACTGATAAAACATTTAGAGAAGATGACTCTCCGAACAAAGCTAGATATCGCAGAAGCAGGAACATGAAGTATCCAGAAGCGCAGCGTGAAGAGGTCTCAGATAGAGCTTTGAGAAATGGACCGGCAGAGGTAAAAGGATATTACATAGATCAAGACACCTTGCATACGTATGATCATGCGATACTGGGTGTCGAATGTATGCAGTACATAATGGTTAGCCTGGAAGAGATACCAAGACTCAATAGGTGGTATCGAGGACGGAAAGTAAAATTTGAAGGGGAATACAGAATACTGGCAGATGAGCAGCTCACTATTGATGGGCTTCTTTGTGCTGGAGAAACGGGGGAAATATGGACAGAAAAATGTTAAAGCAACGGCTCAAAGATGTAAAAGCTATGAGCAGCCTGGTCAAAGGACTGGAAGATACATTAATGAAAATAGAGCCTAGATTGTTAAAGGATTCGGTAAAAGGATCCTCTCCGGATTATCCTTACATACAGCATGTTGTTGTGTTAGAGGGTGAAGAGGATGTTGAAAATAATCCTGAATATAAAAAGCTGAAATCAGATATCAATCAGAAACGTAGCGAATGGCTGGAACAGATAAGAGAAGTAGAAGCTATGCTGCAGGAATTGGATCCAGAGCAACAGGATATTCTTCGTAGATATTATGTGAATGGGCAGTCGTTAGTTGAGATTGGAAAGGAGTTAGGATATTCGAAATCAGCAATCCATAAAAAAATAAAAGCGTATTTTTAAAAGAGTGGAAAAAGTGGAAAAAAACCTGTGCTAAAATGATATCAAGAAAAAGAGGCAGTAAGTCTCCTAAACTTTATATCCAGACAAAAGGCATACTTCAGGGAACACCGCGGCGCAAGGCGGTGTTTTTCTTTTGCCTGAAAGAGGAGATAGATGGCAAAGGAATGGGCGAAGAAGTTTTATAAATCAAAAGCATGGCGCAACTGCCGTGCTTCTTTTATTGCAGAAAGAAGATTGATTGATGGAGGGCTGTGTCAATGCTGCGGAAAATTACCAGGATATATTGTCCATCATAAAGTGGCACTGACACCGGCGAACATAAATGATCCAGAGATATCATTGAATCATGAACTGCTGTCATATGAATGCAAGGACTGTCATGACAAACATGAAGGTCATGGTATCGGAAATCAAGGCGCAGGACTGTTGGTAGACTTTGATGAAGAGGGACAGCCGGTTCCGATATCCCCCCCTGAAAAGAAACCGGGGTATTGATCTTGGAGACCGTGGGGTGGCCTCTTGGCTAACACACACGAGATTTTGCAGGACCCCCTCCTGAAAAATTTAGATAAAGAAAGAATAAAGAATGAAAAGTAATGAAGAGATAGAAAAAGAAAAAAGGATTAAAAAAGAAAAAAACCGATTAAATAAAATATATAAAAACATAGAAACAAAAAGGAAGGATACGGTGAAAGGACTCATTGAAAGATGTGCTTTTATGCGTGTTTCGCTGGAAGATTTGGAAGAAAACCTGAACAAATATGGGTTTACGGAGAAGTTTTCACAAGGCAATCAGGATCCTTATGATCGTAAACGACCAGTGGCGGAAATGTACAACAGTATGAATGCAAACTACCAGAAAGCTATCAAGCAACTAACTGATCTACTTCCTAAAGAAGATACAAAAGCTGCAGGCAGTGATGATGGATTCGAAGATTTTGTAAATGGACGTGAGGACATATGATCAGATACCCGCTGGCATATAACCCGATACTGGAATACTGGAACAAAATCGAATCCGGTGAAGAGGTGGTCTGCAGGAAGGTCAGGTTATGGTACCAGCACATAGTGAAGAAGATTATCGAACCTGAATCTTTCGATGGGCCTGAGGCGGATTATTTTTATTCGGCGAAAAGGGCGAATCATGTAATCGAATTTGCAGAGAATTTCTGCCGGCTGTCCAAAGGATCCAGCGCAAGAGTAAAACTGGAACTGTGGGAAAAAGCGCATCTGGCAACGGTATTTGGTTTTGTTGATATAAATGGTGTAAGACAGTATCATGAATCGATTCTTATCGTAGGCAAGAAGAATGGTAAGTCGCTGCTGGCTTCTATTGTAGGACTGTATATGCTGGTAGGTGATGGAGAACCAGGTGCCGATGTTTATGCAGTAGCAACTAAAAAAGATCAGGCAAAAATTATCTGGCAGGAAGCGAAACGGATGGTCATGAAATCACCATCGCTGCTGAAGAGGATAAAACCTCTGGTGGCAGAACTGTCTTCAGAAAACTTTAACAGCGGCACATTCAAACCTCTGGCATCCGATTCGGACACTCTGGATGGGCTCAATGTTCATTGCGTTCTCATGGATGAGATCCATCAGTGGAAAAATGGCAAAGCACTATATGACATCATGGCTGACGGTATCATAGCGAGATTGCAGCCACTGATTTATATCACTTCTACAGCAGGGACTATACGTGAAGATATCTATGACATGAAATATGATGAGGCTGAGCGTGTAATCAATGGCCTGTTCGATGATAAAGGATATAAAGATGTCCACTTGGCGGTATTCATTTATGAGTTGGACAAGCGAGAAGAATGGATTGATGAGGAGTGCTGGAAAAAAGCAAATCCGGGGCTGGGTACTATCAAGAATATAGAAGCGCTGAGGGCGAAGGTCAATAAAGCAAAGCAGAACAGTGCACTGGTAAAAAATCTAGTATGTAAAGAATTCAATATTAGAGAAACCACTACAGAAGCATGGCTCACTTTCGAAGAACTGAATAACACAGCATTATTCGATATAAAGGAATTGAAGCCGCGATACGGTATAGGCGGTGCCGATTTATCTAGCACGACCGACCTTACATGCGGAACTATCATATTCAGAGTGCCTGATGATGACAATATATATGTGCTGCAAATGTATTTCATTCCGGAAGATCTTCTGGAAAAGAGGTTGAAAGAAGATAAGATACCATATGACAAGTGGCGTGATCAGGGATGGTTAAGAACATGCCAGGGAAATAAAGTTCGATACCAGGATGTGACTGCATGGTTTAAAGAAGTGCAGAACGAACTGGATATTTATATCTACAAAACAGGCTACGACTCATGGTCAGCGAATTACTGGGTTGATGAAATGAAAAATGAATTTGGTCCAATCACGATGATACCAGTCATCCAGGGCAAAAAGACATTGTCCAGTCCGATGAAGTCGCTTGGTGCTGATCTTGCTGCAAAGCGTATCATTTATAATAACAATCCGATATTGAAATGGTGTATGGCAAACACATCAGTTGATATTGATAAGAACAACAATATACAGC